CCTACATAGCCTCTCCCGTGTAAGTTTCATGTAAGGATGTTACTTACTGACCAGTCAGTCATTAACGTAGCTTGTAAGGATCTTGTAAGGTTGACTTGTAAGTGAGCACTTACTAGCCTTGACAGGGGGGGAGGGGTCTTGTGAGTGTGTTACTTTTGCGGGAGCCTCTAAAGTCCACAAAAAAGTAAAATAAGACCTAAGATGCACTAAATTGGTGCATAAGAGGATAACTGCTAAGTTCTTGTCAGGCTTAGACTTAACATAATTATTGGTAGAAATCCTCCAGAGGAATCTGAGCACCCTGTAATGGGGAACTTTAAAGGACTGGATGTATCACATAAGAGACAATAAATAAAAATATTTTAAAAATAATTGTAACAAAGCTTGACTTTTAAGGAAAAGTATGGTATAATATATGTATTAGTTAAATTAACGACTTAACTATACAGAACTCAGGATGAAGTCTTAGAAGCCTAGCCCCACTTCTAAGTAAGACAAAAGTATTACACACTAAAGGAACACCTAATCTGCACTCCTCGTAGAGGGAACTATAATGAAGCATTAATATTAATACTTCATCCAAGATTCTGTTCCTTAAGCATTTAATACACGTTAGTGTAACTGTTAACAAAGTAAATTTCTCAGTTACTCTAAAGTAACTTTATAGTCTCCACTTAAAGGATAAAGACTTCGTATGATAACAAACACAAGTAAGAACCTGATACACAGTACTCGTCTCCAAGGAGACTTCGTATGACCAAACCATCAGGTAACAAAAAAGGTAGACCTCCAAAGTCTGACATTGCAGAGATCAAGGAGAAGAGATCAGTAGGTAGACCCAAGGGTGATGCTGCTATCATTAATGAATACAAGCTTAGGATGCTTAACTCTCCTAAGTCAGCTAAGGTCTTAGAAGCTATCTATGATGCAGCTCTTAACGATGAACATAAGAACCAAGCTGCTGCGTGGAAACTAATTGTAGATAGGATTATCCCTGTATCTGCTTTTGAAGCCACTAAACAGGGTGGAGGTACACCCCAGATCTCTATCAACATCAGTGGACTGTCTAGCCCCACAGCTGAGGTTTTAGAAGATATAACAGATATACAGGTCAAGGAATACTCAGACGATGACAACCCTTGACTTTAAACTACTTAAATGGCAACAACAGGTATTCAAGGATTCTGCACGATTCAAAGTCGTAGCAGCAGGGCGAAGGTGTGGTAAGTCCAGACTGTCTGCCATTACCTTGCTTATCGAGGCTCTTAACTGTCCTGAAGGCTCTAGCGTCATGTACGTAGCTCCTACACTGGGACAAGCTAGAACTATTATCTGGGAACTGTTACACGATCTAGGTAGACCTGTTATCAAGTCTTCCCATGTCAATAACCTTGAGATTACATTAATCAATGGAAGGAAGATCCTTGTTAGAGGTGCTGATAACCCTGATAGCCTTCGTGGTGTGTCTCTTACTTACCTTGTACTTGATGAATGTGCCTTCGTCAAGCAGGATGTCTGGGAAAAGATTCTACGAGCTGCTTTGTCGGATAAGAAGGGCCGTGCTCTATTCATATCTACTCCTAGCGGTCGCAATTGGTTTTATGATACCTACAAGTTGGGTCAATCGGAAACAGACCCAGAGTGGAGAAGCTGGCACTTTACGACACAAGATAACGAAACTATTGATCCTGCTGAAATTGAAGCAGCCAAAAGAACCCTAAGCTCCTTCGCATTCAAACAGGAATACTTGTCTAGCTTCGATACCGCAGGAGCTGATGTCTTCAAGGAAGAGTGGTTCAAGATCTCTCCTGAGCCTCAGTACGGTAGCTACGTAGTGGCTATTGACTTGGCAGGCTTTGAAGAGGTAGCCAAGACTGCAGGGGCTGCAAAGAAACGCTTAGACGAGTCAGCTATCGCCATTGTCAAAGTAGAAGATAACGGAGACTGGTGGGTAGATAAGATTCTGCACGGTAGGTGGGACATTAGAGAAACTGCTGTCAACATCCTCAAGACTATTCGTGACTATCAACCTACAGCGGTAGGTATAGAGCGAGGAGCTTTGAAGAATGCTGTGCTTCCATATCTGAACGATCTGATGCGTAAGAATAACATCTACGCTCATATTCAAGACCTGACGCACGGTAACAAGAAGAAGACTGATCGTGTTGTCTGGAGCCTTCAAGGGCGTATGGAGCATGGCAGGATCAAGTTCAATGAGGATGAGGACTGGGAGGAGTTTAGAGATCAGTTATTGATGTTCCCCACAGCAGGGGTTCACGATGACTTGGTTGATGCTCTATCCTATGTTGACCAATTAGCCATTACTTCGTACCAGCAAGACTACGAAGAAGATGAACATCTTATTTTAGATCCAATATCGGGGTACTAATATGAAACAAGGTTTATACGCAAACATTGCAGCTAAGCGCAAACGCATTGAAGCTGGCTCTGGTGAGAAGATGAGAAAGCCCGGTTCCAAAGGTGCTCCTACAGAGGAGGCTTTTGAGGAGTCAGCCAAGACTGCTAAAAAGAAACCTAAAAAGAAGGGTAAAAATGGCTACTAAAAAAGACCCTCGACTTGAGAAGGCAGGCGTAGATGGCTACAACAAGCCTAAGCGTACTCCCAATCATCCTACCAAGAGTCACGTTGTAGTGGCTAAGGAAGGGGATCAGATCAAGACCATTCGTTTTGGTCAGCAAGGCGTATCTGGATCTCCCGCTTCCGAGGATGAGACAGAAGCTGAGCGTAATCGCCGTGAGAGCTTCAAGGCTCGTCATGCCAAAAACATTGCCAAAGGTAAGATGAGTGCTGCTTACTGGGCTGATAAAGTGAAGTGGTGAATATGGCTGAAGAATATAACAACCCTGAATATGAGGAACCTACAGAGGCTGATAAGGAATTAACAGCCTTTGTGGTCGATCACATTACACGCTGGCGTGACTGGCGTGACGCTAACTTCATGGATCTCTGGCTAGAGTATGAGCGTATCTTCCGAGGTATCTGGGATCCACAAGACAAGACTCGTGACTCTGAGCGTAGCAGGATCATCTCTCCTGCCACTCAGCAGGCCGTGGAGACTCGTCATGCTGAGATCATGGAAGCTATCTTCGGTCAAGGTGAGTTCTTTGACATTGAAGACGATATTCGTGATGTCAACGGTAATAACATCGATGTTGAGTTTATCCGTGCTCAGTTGATGGAAGACTTCAAGAAAGACAAGATCAAGAAGTCTATTGACCAGATCGAACTGATGGCTGAGATCTACGGAACAGGTATCGGTGAGGTGATTGTCAAGAGTGAGATCGAGTACACACCCTCTACACAAGCCATTCCCGGTATTGCCAATGCTGCAGCTATCGGTGTGGAAGAAAAAGAGCGTATCGCAGTCAAGATCAAACCTGTCAATCCTAAGAACTTCCTGATTGATCCTAATGCTGACTCTATCGAGGATGCCTTGGGCGTGGCAATCGAGAAGTATGTGTCTTTACATAAGATCGTTGAAGGCATTGAGCGAGGTATCTATCGCAAGGTAGACATCGGTAGCACCTACGAGAGTCAGGACTTGGAACCTACACAGGATCTCAAGACCTACCAAGACGATAAGGTTAAGCTCGTAACCTACTACGGTTTGGTTCCGAAAGAGTATTTAGAGGGTAATGACGAAGAAGAATACGAAGAACTGTTCCCTGAAGGCTCTGAGGCTGATGAATATTGTAATCTTGTAGAGGCTATCATCGTTATCGCTAACGATTCTGTCCTGTTAAAGGCTGAAGAGAACCCCTACATGATGAAGGATCGTCCTGTGATTGCCTATCAGGATGACACTGTGCCGGGAAGATTCTTCGGAAGAGGTACAGTTGAGAAGGCTTACAATATGCAAAAGGCCATTGATGCACAGTTACGTGCTCATTTGGACTCTTTAGCCCTTACAACTTCTCCGATGATCGCTATGGACGCTACGAGACTGCCTCGTGGTGCTAAGTTTGAGATCAAACCCGGAAAGGCTATCCTTACAAACGGCTCTCCCAGTGAGATTTTATATCCGTTTAAGTTCGGTCAGACAGACGGAAACGCTGCTGCAACGGCTCAGAACTTCGAAAGGATGCTTTTGCAGGCTACAGGCACTGTAGACAGCGCAGG